GTAAGAAACTTTAATGACGCTGAAAAGCAAAAATTAATCCAAATAATTTCCCAAGGCTCACAGGTACTAGGTGAGGTTGAGGACTTGAAAGGCGGATTAAAAGATACAGTAAAAGCAATAGCAGAAGAACTAGAATTAAAACCAGCACTTATCAACAAAGCGATATCCGTTGCTCACAAAGGCAATTATCAGAACATCGCTGATGAAATGGACACGCTGGAAAGCATATTAAATACAGCCGGAAAACTTTAATGTTAAACAAAGTCAGATCATTCTGGCTTCGTAGTTTTGAGAATGACAGGGTTGCATTCTATTTCGAACTTGTCAGTTTCATATTCACAGTTGGAGCCAGCCTAACACTTGCGATTACGGCCGCAAATCCAGACATGACAATTATCTATCCAGCGTTCTTTGTTGGAGCGGTAACACAATGTTATGCTTCCTACAGGAGGAACGCCGCATTCGTTATGATGATCACTGGCTACTTTTCAATCATAAATGTGTACGGGTACGGCGTAGCAAGTTATTGGTGGTAAGATGAGTTATATAGACGCACTATACAAAAAAGACGAAGACAAAATTTATGTAGTAGAACGTGATCCTAAAAAAGGACGGGTGTTCGTAGAGTATGACGCAAGATACGTGTTTTACTATCCAGATGCCAGGGGCAAACATAGAGGCATGACAGGCGAGCCTTTGCAAAGGGTAATGTGCCAAACAAATAAAGAATTCATAAAAGAGCAACGTATAAGATCTAACAAGCAACTTTATGAACACGATATCAATCCAGTGTTCAGATGTTTGGAAGAGAACTACTTAGGTAAGGAAACTCCAAAATTGAACGTTATGTTTTTTGATATCGAGGTGGACTTCGATCCAGATCGAGGATATTCCACAACAGATGATCCGTTCATGCCCATAACTGCCATAAGTTGTTACATGAGTTGGACGGATCAACTGGTTACTCTTGCAGTTCCTCCCAAAACAATCAGCATGAAAGACGCCGAAGAACTCACAAAGAGATTTGACAACACAATGTTGTTTGAGAAAGAGAAAGACATGCTGGACGCTTTCCTACAACTTGTAGAAGACGCTGACATACTGTCAGGTTGGAACAGTGAAGGATATGATATACCATATACTGTGGGACGGATCCAGAAAGTACTGAGTGGTGATGACACAAGAAGATTGTGTTTCTGGGGAGAGAAGCCGAAGAGAAGAGTTTTTGAAAAATATGGTAGAGAACAGTTGAGTTTCGATCTAGTCGGACGTGTACACTTAGACCTGTTGGAACTATACAGGAAGTACACATACGAGGAGAGACACAGTTTCAGACTAGACGCAATAGGCGAGCATGAACTTGGTGAAAAGAAAACTGTTTACGAAGGATCACTAGATAATTTATACAAGAATGATTTTGGACTATTCATAGAATACAACAGACAAGATACAGCACTATTGGCCAAACTTGAAAAAAAACTGAAGTTCATAGAACTAGCAAATGAGATAGCACACCAGAACACTGTGCTACTTCAGACAACCATGGGCGCAGTAGCGGTTACTGAACAGGCCATTGTGAACGAAGCACACAGAAGAGGCATGCAGGTGCCAGGAAGGAAGTACAAGAAAGAAGGCGAAGAAAACCAACCGGCGGCTGGTGCATACGTGGCCACTCCAACCAAAGGGATACATGACTGGATAGGTTCCATTGACATCAACTCCTTGTACCCGAGTGTGATTAGGGCACTGAACATGGGTCCTGAGACCATAGTTGGACAGATACGTCCGGTTATCACATCAGCAGAAATAAACAGAGCAAAACATGCCAAAAAATCATTCGCGGCCGCATGGGACAGCCAATTTGGTAGTTGGGAATACCAGGCAGTGATGAATAAAGAGAAAGGCACCGAGATAATTGTGGACTGGGAAGATAAGACCAGTGTGAGAATGAGTGCGGCACAACTATATGAGATTATATTTGACGGCAACAACAAATGGATGTTGAGTGCTAATGGAACAATATTCACCTATGAGTATGAGGCAATCATTCCAGGACTTCTGAAACGTTGGTACGCAGAACGTCAAGAAATGCAACAGAAAATGCGTGAGTGTGGTGACAATGATATCGAAAGAGAATATTGGGATAAAAGACAACTTGTTAAAAAAATTAATTTGAACAGTCTATATGGCGCAATTTTAAATCCAGGCTGTAGATTTTTTGACATTAGAATAGGACAGAGCGTAACACTTACTGGTAGGTGTATCACAAAACACATGGCAAGTAAAGTGAATGAGATTGTTGCAGGCAAGTATGATCATAAAGGAGAGAGTGTTGTGTACGGTGACACTGACTCTGTGTATTTCACTGCACACAAGACACTACAAAAAGAAATAGACGAAGGAGTAATACCATGGACAAAGGATTCTGTGGTCGCACTCTATGACAAGATATCAGATGAAGTAAATGGGTCATTCAAAGCATTTATGACAAAAGGTTTTCATTGTCCTAGCACACGTGGTGAAGTAATCAAAGCAGGAAGAGAACTTGTCGCATCAAAAGGACTGTTTATCACAAAGAAGAGATATGCAGTGCTTTACTATGACAAGGAAGGCAAACGTACAGACACGGAAGGCAAAGAAGGAAAAATGAAAGCAATGGGCCTCGATCTCAAACGTTCAGACACTCCTGTGTATGTGCAAGACTTTCTAAGTGACTTGCTTTACATGGTGCTGACAGGTAAGACTGAAAAAGAAGTGCTAGAAAAAATAAGTGAGTTTAGGGCAGACTTCAAAGCAAGGCCAGGTTGGGAGAAAGGGTCTCCAAAGAGAGCAAACAACATGACCAAGTACACAGAAGAAGAGGAGAGGAAAGGTAAGACAAATATGCCAGGACACGTGAGAGCAAGTATGAATTGGAACAAGTGTAGAGAGATGTACGGTGACAAGTACAGCATGCCAATCACAGATGGTGCAAAGGTTATTGTATGTAAACTTAAAAGTAATCCGCTAGGATACACAAGCATAGCGTACCCAGTTGACGAATTGCGTATTCCAGAATGGTTTAAGGAGTTGCCTTTCGATGGAGATGCCATGGAAGCAACAATTCTTGATCAAAAGATAGACAATCTGATAGGTGTGTTGGATTGGGACGTTCAGTCTACGGAAACCAGTAATACATTCAACAAACTATTTGAATTCTAAATACAGTTATGAGTAGACTTAAAAACATTTACATTGATTGTTTGAAAACACATGATTGGAACTATGAAATACGGCCAAATTCGGATTTCGACGAAGGAGTCAAAGAAAAAGACTTTCTGAGAAGTATTATTGCCGAAGCATACGAGATGGGCAAAGATCCAGCCAAGTTATTTTATCAGCACTGCCCTGAGGATCATTATAAAAATTCAGCGGATTACGGAATAAGAACTCCATGGGAAGAACTTAAATTACATCTTGATATCCTACAACAAGAGAGACAAGACAAATTTAAAAAATTATGCTGAGTATAGAAGAGATCAAACTATTAATCGAAAAATTAGAAAAGGTAAAGAAGGAAGATCTTCAAGAGTTAATAGACAGCAATTTGAAGTTACTTAAGGACATAGAATTAGCGGTAGATGCCAACAACAAGCAAGTAATTGATAGACTAGACAAAACACCCGAATGGTTCAAACAAGATCTTGCTCTTAAATTACAATCGCCATTTGTGAACCCTGTGACGAAAAAACAGGTGCAAAGTAAAATATTTCAATTTTCAAGGTCAGACATTTACAACAGCCTAGAGATTGGACCAGGTAATGGCATGTTCTCTATGGATTTCAGAGCATGGCGGCTTAACTATTACCTAGATGTGTTGGCCAACCGGGAGAAAGTAATTAGAAGAATGTTTCCTCCACAGCATCAAAAATATTTAAAATTTTACATCACTCGAAACACAGAGTGTTCAAATATACCACAAGGTAGTTGCAATTTTGTGTTTAGTTGGGACACGTTTGTTTTCTTTACACAACAGCACGTGCAACAATATCTCCATGATATTAAGAGGGTGCTAATTCCTGGAGGATATGCATTTATACAATATGCTGATTGCCATTATGATCAAGAATTAGACTTGGCAAAAAGAGGTTATTGGAATTACAATACCAAAACCGCAATGACCCAAATGATCATAGATGAAGGGTACAATGTGATTGAAATGAACCAATTCAATCCAGGAGCCAGTTACGCTATCTTTCAAAAGCCTGGTAAACAAAATCCTGTGTTGTACAAAATGTCTGAAATAAAACTAGACTAAGATCTAAATATACTATACAATACAAACATTATGATAGACATCTTAAAAGACATCGTTAAACATACGCATGGACTGGGATTCTTGGATCTTGTTAAAATCACTGGCGATGACAAAGAAACTGTCATTGATTCAATGGCAGAAGACAGATCTGTGATCCTACAAGGGTCTTTCCACAAGCCACAGACGGAGATGACGGGTACGTTTGGTATGCCTCAAATGGGCAAACTTGACATACACTTGAAATGTCCGGAGTACAAGGAGAAGGCGAATATAACTGTGTTGTCCGGTGAAAGAAACGGTGCAACTGTTCCAACAGGCATCCATTTTGAAAACGAAAAGGGCGACTTTAAGAACGACTACAGATTTATGAACGCTGAGATCATTAACGAGAAACTTAAGACCGTGAAGTTCAAAGGTGTTAAGTGGGACGTAGAGATCGAACCCAGCGTGGCGAGTGTGCAAAGATTCAACTTCCAGGCAACTGCAAACACTGAACACAACTCCTTTGTTGTTAGAACCGAAGATGAAAATTTGATTTTTACTTTTGGTGATCAGGCATCACACGGTGGTGAGTTTGTTTTTGCTACTGATGTTAAGGGAACACTTAACAAAGGTTGGAGTTGGCCTGTAGGACAGGTGCTACAGATACTTAAACTTTCAGACTCGGCAAAGGTTACATTACACTTCTCTAACGAAGGTGCGATGCAGGTCTCTGTTGATTCAGGCTTAGGCAAGTATCAATACATCATACCAGCACAGGCGCAATAATGACGACACAGAATGGTAAGCAGGAACATTTAGGAGACTTGAGCAGAGACTTCGCAGTGTTCTTGCCTGCTATTTCCAACTTCTATAATACATTCATAAGCAAACAGAGAGTGTCCGGAGGCAAACACATAGCCGAAGACAGGATACCAGAAGGTTTCGAAAACGGTGTAGAGGGACTTAACTTTATTAATCCAAAAGAAGGAATGTTCACTTATCCAACTGCACTATACTCGGCGGGACACGCCTGCCTAGACATGGAAAAGGTTAACGACAGGGATCATATGTTCGTTAACAGAGACAGAGAGTTCAGCACAATAGTTGGTGACTCAGGAGGATATCAAATAGGAAAGGGTGTGATAAAATTTGATTGGAAAGATTTTGAAGGTAATAAGGCAAACAAAGTAAGATCAGATATACTGAACTGGCTAGAACTTACAAGCGATTGGGCAATGACACTTGACGTGCCAACATGGGCGGCAGATGATCTAAACAGTCCAAAGACAGGATTAAAAAGTTTCCAAGACACACTAGACGGAACAATATACAACAACAAGTTTTTCCAAAAAAATAGACTAGGACAAACAAAATTATTGAACGTACTACAAGGTGATGACTGGAATACGGCACAGATATGGTATGATGCCGTTAAGGATTTCGAATTTGAAGGCTGGGCAATGGGCGGCATCAACATGTGTGACATGGAAGTGATGCTGAAAAGATTAATTATAATGAGGGATGAAAAGAAACTAGACGGCAAGGACTGGATGCACGTACTCGGTACGTCACAAATGGACTGGGGTTGTTATCTCACGCAGGTACAGAGGCAGGTAAGAAAACATATCAACCCTAACTTTACAATAAGTTTTGACAGTGCGTCGGCATTCCTATCGACTGCAAACGGTCTTGTGTACACACACAACTCATTTACTCCAGACAGATGGTCGTTTGTAATGGACAAGGCTCCAGACGACAAGTTACTGAAAGGATCAGATATCCAATTTCCATTTGACAGTGGAATTGGCAGAAGATTAAAAATGAAAGATGTTTGTTGGTATGGAGAAAAAGATCTAAATAAAAACGGAAAGGTTGGAGCAACAAGTTGGGACAGTTTTAGTTATGTGCTTATGATGGCACACAATGTATACAACCAAATAAGAGCAATACAAATTGCTAACGACTTGAATGACATAGAATCTATGAAATACAAACCAGAAGTTAAACATTGGCGTAAAACCAAAGCAAGTGACAAAACAGACGAACCTAGCATTTATGTACCAAGAAACATACTGTACTTCAATACATTTATAGATGAGGTGTTTACCAGCGAGAAACCAATGGACGTCATAGCAAGTGCATCGAGTTATCTCGCAGACATACGTGGTAATAGATGGGCAAGGGCCACAGGCGGTGGTAAAGGCACGAACAATTTCAGTTCTTTATTTGAATAGGAGGACAACATGAGGCTAACAAAAAGAAGAAGCAAAAAAGTTAAAAAACTTGAAGAGGAACATGCATACCTGGATCGGAAGGTAAAAGAACTTACCAAAGATAGATTAAAAGACCGGAGTTCAGAAAGCAAAGACATTTTGAATAGACTGAAGAGGACCAAGTTGATGATAAAGGATGCCATCCAAAGAGCAAAGTCAACGTTGACAAAATAACCTATCAGTAATATAATAAGATATGGACAGAGATTACAAAACAGGCAAGAGTGAAACTGTAGGCGTTTTTTCAGGTTTGGAAGTAGAACATACTCCGGCACTAGGAAAACAAACACTATTTTTAGCAAGGAACGATTTAACATTTGATGACATCAAGGCACTTGCTCAATCTGTAAACGCAGAAGCAATCTACTACGGTGCAAACAGATCATACATGCACAATCATGGATTACAACTGGCACAAATGAAAAAATTGATAGATGATGGTTATTACGTTACAGTTGACTACGACTACAGCATACACAAGGAAGTAAAAGAAAAATTTAAGATGTTGTGGAACAATGAACTGTTTATCCCTTTCTGTTCGATTATATTTCCAGATAGTGAGAACGACGATCAACTA